AATACACACAACTTCGCAGACGATAAACCCACTGGAAGATTTGTCTTTTTCGACCTTGATGTTATCATACAAAATGATTTGTCGCCAATCATCACTTATGACCTAGAGAATCCCACCAAGTTACGATCATGGTGGCAAGATCCGCGACCGATGAAATCGCGCAACTTCAAACTTTCTCATGGTGCGTATACCAATGGTAGTTGCATGGTGTGGTCGGATGATCAGACGGAGTGTATCTGGCAGGACGTTCTCGAAAACCAAGAGCGTATTTGGTTTACGTTTACAGATGGAACCGACAACTACCACAGTTGGCGATGGGGCGACTTTAGCAATACTCCTCTATGGAAACATTTTCCAAATACGTTTGCTTACTCATATAATCGAGGACGCGACTGGGATTCAGGCGACCTTACTGTGGGTATATATAGAAAAGACTGCATTCTCTGCGTGTTTAATGTGGATTTACTGCCGTTCCAAGATGATCGTAGAGGCAAAGTGAAACAGGAATCGTTAGTTGATCCTGATCTTTTAGAGCATTGGAATATTTGATGATTAATATTTACACAGTGAAGTGGGGTTTCAAATATGGACCAGAATACGTAAATCGTATTCTGGAAATGTGTAGAGAGCACATAACTCACGAATTTAAATTTTATTGTATCACAGAACACCCTGGAGATTTAGATCCAGAGGTCATAGTTATTCCCATTCCTGAAGATAATTATTATGAAAAATGGTGGAATAAACTCCACTTGTTCGACAAAAATGTCGTGCGGCAGATGGGAGAAAAACTTTTCCTAGACTTAGACATAGGTATCCAACACAATATTGATTGTATTGTTGAATATAATCCAGAAGATACATTAACTTTCATTCGAACTCGTTGGCATAACATGAAGCAAATGAAAGAGGATACAAAAGAAATTCCGTTTAGATACACGGATCTAAATTCAAGCGTTCTTAGATGGAACGATAAATTAGATGTAAACAAAATTACTAAGTTCGTAAGAGATTATCCTGATCAAATGTTTTTTTATTATCGTGGGTTAGATAATCTATTCGGTCACCAAAGAGAACGTCTTTTGAAGATCGGACATTTTCCAGATAACTGGGTGTATAGTTATAACTATGGATATGTTTGGCCGATTGATGTAAGAGAACATGTTCTCAGACCTGAACCACTCGTTTGTTTATACGATTCAATGGAAAGACCACAAGATGTTAAATTATAATTACTTGAACAACTATCGCTATTGGGGCGAGGGACTTGATAAGATTGCCAACGAGATGCCATGGAAACACGAGGACTTCCGCAAGTCCATGAATCCGAATACTATGGATGCTGCCATTTGGTTAGTCGAAAAACTATTGGAGATGAAAGATGTTCCAGAAGAATTAGACATTACAATTCTAAATTCTTGGTTAGGATTTCCACTTGTTCCATTACTGTGTGAAAATTTAAATGTCAAGAAAATTAACTTGATCGATATTGATAAAGACGCATTGGAATTATCAATGGTGTTCAATCGGTATTATTCTGAGAAGGGTATTGAATTAAATCATATCAACTGGGATGTTCCATTCGCATATCATGACATCAATGCACTAGAAACTGATGTGGTAGTTTCTATTGGTTGCGAGGCAATGTATCCGCTAAATAAAATGACGACCGCAAACAAGGATTGTATCTTTGCCTGTCAGTCGTCAAATGTTTTTAGAGAGATGTGGGGTATTAATTGTGTTCCATCGATCGAAGAGCATGTTGAGAATGTTGGAGTTACTGATGTTTTCTACGAGGGACAGATCGAACAGTCTTACTGGTCTTGGGATGGTAAAGTAAACTTCGATCGCTTCATGGTAATAGGGAAGAAATAATATGGCAAGAGCAAGAGTCGTCGCACCACCACCACAAGATTATATTCCAGAACCCTTAGTATCATTACCACCTCCACCCGAAGAAGTGATTGTGGAAGATTGGATCGAAGGAAACTTTCAAGAAGAAATTATCGAAGTTGAGATTATTGAACCCTCTCAAGAAGAACTTGATAGAGAAAAAATTGCGCAAGAAAAACATGGAGAATTGCAGAGACAAAAACTTGCAATAGAAGAAGAGTCAAAAGTAGCAGCAGAAACAATTGCTAAAGCAAAAGATATTTTAGAAAATCCACCTGTCGTAATTGAGAAGGTAATCGAAACAGTTATAGAAACTGTTCATGTTACAGATCCGAAACTAGTTGAAGAACTACAGATTCTCAAAGAAGAAAACGAAAAACTTGCCAGAGAAAATGCTGCAGCGGCAAAAATAAAAGAAGAACAAATTTTAAAGGCAAGACAACAAGCAACAGACCAGAAAGGCAGTAAGTTGAATATGGTCGAGGCAAGAAAACCCTCGTTGGTGAGTAAAATTAAAAGTTTCTTGAAGCAGCGAAGAATAAAATCTGCTACCAACCCTTTACACACAAACTACGAGTTCGCAATTATACAGCAGGCATCTGTTGCAGTTCCAAAAATGTTAGATGATATGGAAAAGATGCACGAAAATTTAGTTGTTCTCGAAGAACTACTGGCAAAACATAAAGAGCGCGAAAAGGTCAAGAAAAGTGAGAAGCATCCTCACCGCTGATATCTTCGATCATTGAGCGCCAAATTTCAAGATGCGGCACAACATATCCTAAAGTCAGTCTCTTGGCAGAATTGCCGCAGCAGTGGTATACAATTTTATTTGGATCGCTACGATCACCAAAGTGTCCAACCTTACATGACCATCCCTTTGGATCAACCATAGTTACGATTTCTTTTGTAACAGGATCCAAGTAGCGGAAGTATCCACCATTTTCTTCTGTATTGTAAGTAATCAGAATATTATATCCTGATGCGTTCCAGTTGGTGTGCCATCCCATAAAACCATTTTCAGGATAGTAAGTAAACACCGCATTGTTTCTTGCGCCAAGATAACTGATCAATTCTTTATTTGTTTCTTGCTGCCTTCTACCATATTCAAAAGGGAACCATGGTTGTCCATGTGCCTGAGACATATCAGTGCACCATGCAACATCAGGGAAACCAACATGCTTATCGCGCTTATTGACAATATGATTTAAATATTGTTCATCAGTAGCAGTTTCCATATTCAATCCACCGCGACGCTTTTCTTGCTGCTCTTGTGGACCCAGTACGAGATGTTGATCATTTTGGGCGAAAAACCATTCTGTGAATGGATCTAAAATATCACTTAGTTCTTTAGAAACTGAATTTGTAAATTGTAGCATGTGTGTCCTGTTAATCTAATAAAGAATGTGGAATTGTATAATGATAAATCACTACTGGTTGACCCTGCAATTCTTCTTGTTTATATCCGGAAACAAAGTTCCATCTGGCATCTGGATCAGGGAATCTGGCAGTTTTGACACCAAAGTCAAAATGATTTAGGAGTCTCCACATTGTGAATGTATCCCACTGCAATGCAGATTTAGGATAATGTTTGCGATCCCATCCTGGTTTATTCTGTTCCCAATACTCGTCATACCATGCACGCATTAGTTTTAATGTTTGTTCATTGTTTCGATAAACGAACAATCCACAGTGCTCAGTCATTTCTTCCGTGTCAGATAACTTAGTCAGTGCTGCGTTATACGGGCGATTAGCAGTAAAGATGACATCAATGTCATCTGGGATTTGATCAAAGATCTTTTGGATGTCTTCATGCTCAACTTCCATGTCACAATCCATGTAGGTTGTTAAATCATATGGAGTTTGATCAAGCGCCCAAAGTTTCGCTCGTTTATCTCTTGGGACATTCTCAGTTACAACTGTGTCGAAGATTTCATAATCATCTGGTTGAACCCATTCCTCATGCGTGAAGAATGTTATTTTTGCATCAGGATAGAAATCGCGCAGAGATATAGCGGAATTTCTCGCCGCTCTATAGTAACCTTTTCTTACTGTTGCTACGTAGAGAAAACCATTATTCTGCATCAACTGCTTCTCGTACGATAGCAGTATTTGCTTCTTCCTGTTGTAGAAGAATTACCGTGTACGCAGTAACTTCCATGATGTTCTTTGCTTTACGAATCTTGGACTTCAAGTCACGATTCTTCGAGGATTTAATTAGATCGATCTCGAATGCATCCAGTTTAGCAGCGAACAGTTGCTCTTGCTGCATACGAGTCTTGTCAACCTTCTGGCGTTCAATGTTATGCTTGATATGTTGATTGCGGTCATCAAACCGTTTCTTGGTATTCGCATCAATCTGCTCGATGCTATACTTCTGCATCAATTCATCATAATCTCGATTAGTACCATCGTTCATGATTGATGCAGTTGCTCGTTTACCCGTGTCAGAATAAACGAACTCTGCAATCACATGTTGTTTTTCTTTGTTCGCCCAGTAAGGATTTTCAATAGTGCGTGTACTAGTCATTCAAATCTCCATTAAAAAAATAATTTCTCAATATTATATATACGCTATTTTACCAAAAAAGTCAAGGGTTTTATACAGTGCGAACCCAAAGTTTTATCGTCGATACAGTTTCTTTGGTCGCAATTACTGTTGCGCCAGAGAAGTTGCTTGAATACGTTCCACTAAAGTTACTGGCATAGTTACCCGCATAGTTTCTAGAACCTGAATAATATCCAGTGTAGTTTCCTGTGAAGTACCCAGTGTATGTACCAGTATATGTTGCAGTTCCTGCAAAGAACCCAGTATAAAACCCTGTAAAGAATCCAGTATAAGTACCAGTATATGTTGAAGTTCCGAGATAGTTTCCTGTAAAGAATCCAGTATAATTACCCGAATATGTTCCAGTATATGTTGAAGTTCCGAGATAGTTTCCTGTGAAGAATCCTGTGTATGTTCCGAGATATGTTCCAGCATAGTTACCTGCATAGTTTCTAGAACCAGAGTAGGTACCGAGATAGTTACCAGAGAAGTTGCCCAGATAGTTACCAGAGAAAGTTCCTAGATAGTTACCAGAGTATCCTGTAGGACCAAGGAAACCACCAAAGAATGGAGTATATGTTCCAGTGAAGTTTCGTGTATAGTTACCCGTAAAGTTGCTTGAGTATGTTCCGAGATAGTTACCTGCATAGTTGCCTGCGTAGTTCCTAGAACCAGCATAATTTCCTACATAGTTTCCACTGAAACCCTGCGAGTAAGATCCAGAATAGTTTTTTGGTCCAACATAGTTACCGACATAGTTTCCACTGAACCCCTGTGAGTAAGATCCAGAATAGTTTGCTGGTCCAACATAACCACCACTAAAGTTGTTTGCGAATGCTCCAGAATATGCTCCGGAATAGTTTGCTGGTCCAACATAACCACCACTAAAGTTGTTTGCGAATGATCCAGAATATGTTCCAGCATATGCTGCAGTATAGTTTCTTGAACCTGAGAAGGTGCCAAGGTAGTTACCAGAGAAGTTACCCAGATAGTTCTGTGGTGTTACTTGCTCTCTGGTGTCAGCAAACTCATCGCCCATCGCAACCCAAGTACCACTCACTGGTGCTGAAGATTGAACCTTATATGTGCCAATTCCTGTGTCAATGATTCTGTTTCTAAAACTTGGAAGCATCTGTAGGATTTCAGAAGATGACATTTCTTTGACATCTTTGGTATCAATTAGTTTTAATGGTTTAAGATTGGAGTCTGACAGTGTAGTTGCAGCAGTTTTTTGCCATAGATATGTTACGGTGTTTCCGCCATTGGCAACATCAGTTAATGTGTATCGAGCAACCCATGTACCACCTGATGGAGCAGTTGGTTGTAGTTTATATTGACCTGCAGTATATGTGGTCTCAGTGATCATCGCATTGATTGCATAATCTAAGATTTCACTATCAATTTGACCATCAGTCATTTCTTTGATACCATCGTCATATTTCAACGGACGATTGGTAATGCTTTCTGCCGCAGCAGCAGTAACTTGTTTGGCAGTGTATGTAACAGTGTCAACTGCACCAGTTGCTGGGTGAGTTCCTGTTGCTTCTTGGCGATCTGTGTCAGCAAATGTTCCGATTGAAGTACCAGACCCACTGTCGTTTGTGGTAATGTTAATTTCAGCAGTGCCAGTACCATCTGAGTTTGCACCAAAGGAAACTGTCAGAGTTTGTGCAATGTAATTCTTTACTTCATCAACTGACATCTGTTGTAGACCCTGCCAGTTTACAGCAGAAACAGGGGTCGCCGAAGATTTATTTCTTAAAACCATGTTTTATGCCGTCCTTATCCATAACTTAACAGATGACACTGTTTCTTTAGTTGCTTGTATTGTTGCCCCAGAAAATGATCCACTAAAATTACCCGAGAATGCGCTTGAGTAATTGCCTGAATAATTTGCTGGTCCATTATATAGGCCTGAGTAATTTCTAGAACCAGAATAATTTACTGCTCCACCATAATTTCCTACGTAGTTACCAGTATAGTTTCTAGATCCAGAATAATTTGCTGCTCCGCCATAAGTTCCAAGATAGTTACCAGAATATGGTCTAGATCCAGAGTAATTCTGCGGTCCAGTAAAGTTTGCAGTACCTAGATAGTTACCAGAATAGTTTCTGTCCCCAGAATAGTTCTGTGGTCCAGTAAAGTTTGCAGTACCTAGATAGTTACCAGAATAGTTTCTTGAACCAGAGTAATTCTGCGGTCCAGCAAAGTTTCCACCAGAACCTAAGTAGTTACCAGAATAGTTTCTGTCCCCAGAATAGTTCTGTGGTCCAGCAAAGTTTCCAGAACCTGCATAGTTACCAGTATAGTTTCTAGAACCAGAGTAGTTTATACCTGGACCTGAATAAAATCCCAAATATCCAGCAATTGGAAAAGTTGGAGTATAATTTCTGGAACCTGAGTATCCAGGACCAGGACCAGCGAATTCTCCGCCTGAATAGAATACAGGAAAATTTCCGACACCAGGAATAAATTGTGTTGCCTGGAATCCTGGACCTGAGTAGAATCCTCCTGGACCACTAAAGTATGGCGTCACAAAATAAACTACTGTATCTAGACTACTTGGTGTTGGTTGATATATTGTGTATGGTGTACCAGAGTATCCAATTGGTCCAGAATATGGACCTCCTGAATAAGTTTCTGCCATAAAGAATCCAGAATAATTTGTGCCTGGACCTGCATAAAATCCTGCATAGTTTCTCGAACCAGCATATACTCCACCATAAGTTGATGGTGGTGAAAGATAGTTGGCAGCATAGTTTCTAGATCCGGAATACGATATTGTTCCAGCAAAGTTTCCAGTGCCTAAGTAGGCACCAGCATAGTTTCTAGAACCAGAGTAGTTCTGTGCGCCAGAAAAGTTTCCAGTTCCCAAGTAAGTGCCAGAATAAGTTCTATTACCAGAGTAGTTTACCCCGCCAGCAAAGTTTCCAGTGCCTAAGTAGTTACCAGAATAGGTTCTACTACCTGAGTAGTTTTGTGGACCAGTAAAGTTTCCAGTACCTAGATAGTTACCAGAATAAGTTCTTGAACCAGAATAATTGCCAGAAAAGTTTCCAGCACCTAGATAGTTACCAGAATAAGTTCTAGAACCAGAATAAGTTCCAGAAAAAGTTCCACCGCCAAGATAGTTTCCAGAATATGTTCTAGAACCTGAGTAGTTTGCTGTACCGACATAATTCCCAGAAAAGTTACCAGTGAAATTTCCAGTAAAGTTTCCTGCATAATTCTGTGGCGTTACTTCTTCGCGAGTATCCGTGAATGTGTTACCTGTTTGAACCCAAGTGCCGCCACTAGGCGCATCTGATTGGATTTTATAAGTTCCGATACCTGTTTCAATAATTCTATTTCTAAAGACTGGAAGCATCTGCTCGATTTCTGCCTCAGTCATCTGCTTGCAGTTACCACCATTAAACGCTCTTAGTGGTGTAAGATCCGCTGTTGGTGATGAAGATGCAACTGTTTTCTGCCACAGATATGTTACAGTGTTTCCACCTTGCGCTGTATCTGTTAATGTATACCGCGAAACCCAAGTTCCGCCCGATGGTGCAGTTGCTTGGAGTTTATATTGCCCAGCAGTATATGTTGATTCTGCGACCATCGCCTCAACGCAGAGATCCATTGTGCTATCAATGTCACCATCTACCATTTCTTCTAGACGAGAATCCCATGCTAATGGTCTGTTGGTAATACTTTCCACCGCAGCAGCAGTAACCTGCTTAGCAGTGTATGTTGTTGTAGAGACTGCACCAGTAGCAGGATGTGTTCCGATAGATTCGGTTCTTGTCGTATCGACGAATGTTCCGATTGAAGTACCAGACCCACTGTCGTTTGTAGTAATGTTAATTTCAGCAGTACCAGTACCATCTGTTACTGAAGCAAACTTTTCTGTGATAACATTGGCAATATAATTTTTTACCTCTGCGTCGGTCATGGTCTGCAAACCGCTGATGTTTGCAGAAGTGATTGGGGAACCTGTTGCCTTGACCTTTAGAGGGTTCATTTTAGTTTAACCTGTTACCACTCGAGTCATATACAATTAAATTAGTTACGCGATACCAATCTACGGCATCTTGTGCAACCAATTCAACAGATGAATATGGTGATAGATTAACACCAACGTTGACAGTTCCACCGTCAATAACATCTGAAGTATTTGGATACACCTTAATGGTAACTGCTGTGGTATTGATAACCTTGATGGTCAATCCAGCGGCAGCAGTCGGGAGTTTTACACCCTGATTTGCTGTTGCTGTTGTGATCATGTTGACAGTTTTTGTCAGCGCAGTAGCATCACCTTGAGTGGTTCCTGCTGCTGTAACTGTGCCTGCAACCGATTTGGTCAGGGATCCTGTAAGTGTTAAATCTGCAAAAGAAGGACTAGCGCCAGATTCATACTTATCTGTATTCAAATTGCTGAAGTTAGTATCAACTTCAGTATTTGTCAGCGGAGTCCCCTTTACAGATCTAAGGGTAAGTGTGCTCATGCTTTTTATCCTTATTTCTGTAGTATTTGTGTTAGTAGGTTTTTAATCTCAATCATTTCATTCTTAAGATTATTTATATCGTCTCCATATGATTCAATTTGTTTCATGTGTTGTTTACGAGACTTGTATGCCGCTAGAGCAGGCAGATCATTCGAAAGTATTGCCTTCGAATGACCATCACGTTCATACTTAGATGTATCGGTTAGTTTAATTCTTGTCATGTTATACCTGTAATGCAATCGCTCTTAGTTCTCTCACACGAGGAACAACAGAAGTATTTGTTGAAAGAGGAATAACCTTTACTGCGAAACTTTTATATCCGCTGTACGTAGCACTTCCTACTGTGTATTCAAGAACTCCAGCATTTTTATTTGCTGTAGGTATGACATACTGATATTCAACATAACCAGATTTTGCTGTGTTGTTAAGCGGTGGATTTACTGCCTCCAATTCAATCCAAGCAAGATCATCAAAGTTTGAGGGATCTGTTGCTTCTTGGAATTTTCCATATACTTTAACGTCGCAACCTGCTGGAATCTGATTACTCAAATATACCTTTAGATCTTCTGCATCTTGCCCGTCATCAAGAACAACTCTACGAGAGATATACTTAGAAGCAGCGGAACCGTTGTTTCCATCTTCATCGGTAGTATCATTATTTACATCATTGGCAATTGCGATTATAGAACATTTTCTAGTATCGATTACAGGCGAAACAGTTGATGTTTGTGTTATCATACCTGCTCTAACTGTCAGAGATTTATCCCCACCCAAATTTGCCTGTTCATTTGAGTACGAATAGATTTGTGCTTCATATGATAACTCATACTCCTGCCCAAAATTGATTCCCGCAAACGTAGTTCCGCCCGCACCTGCACCAGTTGCAGTTGGTGCGACCGACCAAGCAATGGTTGCAGGAGTATGATCAATGGAACCGATATTGGTTTCAAGGACATTAAGTTGCTTGTTCTCAATTTCAGTAATTTCAGCATAAGATGTACCGTTACCAATAATATCAGCAGCAGTGAACGAACCTGAATTTACTAAAATCTTACCAACATTGTATAGAGAATCATATTGTTTAACAAATCCTCTGTTAAGCGTAACAGTAACTGCTGCACTCGAACCAGCACCACTTGAGATCGTTAGTGTCGGATTAGTTGCAGTTACATATGTCAACCCCGTCAACGTACCAGCAGTAGTTACGATTGCTGCACCACCAGAAGTTTGAAGAGTGAATCCAGTAACATTTGGTGACGTTCCAGTTACTGCAGAAACTTTGTAGACAGTTCCTGATGTGTATCCAGTAATGGTACCTGTACCTGCACGAGTACCAGTAATTGTTACAGTATCACCAACAGATAGCGACGATGCACCACAAGTAAACTGACCAGCAGTACCAGAAGTAGCAACAGTCGCTGCCAGAGTTCCAGTTGATGTAGTATATCCTGCTCCTGGATTTGTAACTACGACATTTGTTACTGATCCGCCTGCGATTGTTACAGCAACAGTTGCATTTGTAGTAGCACCACCACCTGACAGAGTATGTGCAATAGTTCCGTTCGTATAACCAGTCCCCGCATTTGTAATATCGAAGGAGAATCCGTGAATTACATCACCTGCTTCAAAGTTTCCGTTCGTAAACGAATCGAATTTCAGGAAGTCGACATCCATGTTTTTCATCACAAGCGAACCAACTGTATTGATTTCAAAGTTTGCACGACGCAAAGTAAACTTAATATCTTCTGCTTGTTGTGCTGTCCATGATCTATCATTGGCGGATGTGAATAGGACACCAACATGGGGTTGCTCAGAAATTCTATTCTCTGTGCCGAGTTCGTTCTCGCCCAATTCAGAAACCCAAATATTATAATCTGGATTATTACCTGCGGGAAGAAGAACAAAACAGTATTCCGTATTGTTCTGGAGATATACAGGCGAAGGGAAAGTGAATGTTGTTGCAGTCGCAGCGGTTTCGCTGACAGAAACGTCAGCAGGATTTAGTGTGACTTCACCAAACGGAATAACTCTATTACCTGGATATCCGTTTACCACTTCTCTTAGTTGGAGAGTAATTGGTGCACTAGATGATTTGGTTCTGAAATATACATCAAGGTTGGTAACATAACAACCGAATGGCATACCTTCGACGTAGAAGGTCTGCGCGATAGGATCTCGTCCGCGAAAAGCTGGCGCGCAAGGACTTACTGTGTTGCATCCAGCTGGTACGATTACTGTTTCGATACTTCCATTGATAAGACCACCGAAACCACCTAGACCACCAATTTGGAATTCCGATTCTTCCCAGCAGGTTGTTACTGGTTCGCAAGGGTTTGGAGTTGGAGTATCGGCAATAACCACGACAGGTGAAGTTGGTGTTGGTGGTGGAGTTGGTGTAATAACAACAGGATCTTGAACAACATCGATAACTTCCGTAACATTAACTACTGTAGTATTAGTCACAGTATTATCAATATTTGTTACGTTATTGACTGTCGTGAATGTATTGTTTACTGTTGTTTGGACAACACCAACATTTCTATCTGCTAATCTATTTTGAGTAGTAGATGTTTCAAATACTGATCTCGAATCTGAAACGTTATTAACTGCTACGTTAGCAACACGAGTCGATACGACTGTATCTTGAACAGATTGTGACAATCCATTTGCTGACCATGTTTGCATTGACGCAGTTGTTATGAATGCATCACGGTTAAATTGATCATCACAGAGACGGAAATTCTTATCACCAGTGCGGAATGTCGCTGCTGGAATTCTAAATTGACCTACGCAAATACCTTGAGCATTTGTAATTAATGGATCACCATAAGTACCATCGATATATGATGAATACGCTGCAGGATCCGTTGGTGGTATATCCGTGGTTGGATCAAAACTCAGTGGTCTACAATGTGTCGCGACACCAATACCATCAAAGAATGGGAATACTCTAGTATTCGGTTTCATTCTTTTCGCGATAAACGTTACGACAATTGACCGCATGAACGGGATGATTGAAGTGTCCGTTACACGAGCACCAATTCTCTGAGATTGTGTTTCCGGAGTTACTGAAATAGAAACACCTTGACGAGTTTGACGTTGTTCGGTGGTAGTAGTAACAACTTGTGTTTGTTCTTGGAATAGCGTATCACCACGTAATTGCGTATTACCAGAGACAGTTTGTGAAGATTGTCCTGTGGCGGTTCTTCCAGTTACTACATCTTGCCAATCACCATACTGAGTTCCCCATGCATCTGCCATGTTTTCCCAAGCATCGTAATTTCCATCGAAGTTTACGCTTACATCTGGTTGCCGTGCGGTATCCGTCCAGTTATCAACTGGTGGATCTAGTTCCATATTTCCGATGTAGTTAAAGAGTAACTCCCCGACACAATTTCTTGGTTTGGAGGCAGATGTATTTTTAGTCATCTCAACGTTTACATATGGAAGAGTGATCAAGTCACCCGTCTTATATACGTTTGTTGAGTTGGTATAATCAAACGCGAGATCAATATTTTCCAGATGGAAGAAAGGACGCATCTCTTTCTTTACTGGATCAATTGAAATATGATATGCACTATCGAAAACATTACCGATGTTATGCCCAGTAAACGCATCAACTAGGATACCATTTTTGAATCGATCAAGACCAGAACCATCTGGTATGGACAAATCGCTGGCCGCTTTTTCCAGTAGCGATAGAGATGTATAATACTCAAGACGGTTAATTCGTTGTTCTAGAACACCGATATCGCGCATTGTGTAACGACGATTATCAATGCTTCGGAATGTCACACCATAATCTGGGCGATTCACAGTCTTCGCAACATTAGGAGCGAGTGATGGATATGGTGGAATTGTTATGATTGCCAGTGACATGCAATTGTCAGGTTCGGCGGGAGTTCCAGGAGTAAGTGACGGTGTTCCGTAGATAGAACTGAACACACCTTCGGAGTCAATGATCAGTCGATCTGTTCTTCCGAGATAATACTCTAAATCAGTAATAAACTGTTCTGTTGGAACTGGATTTGTGATACCCACAGAAGGTGCAGTTAAGGTCGTGCTCTCAGTAGGATTGGTTGTTGCAGATCCTACAGTAGTAGAATTTGCTGCAGAATCTGCATAACGAACACGGAAATCTAAAGTATCACGCAAGTCAAATGATTCGCCCGTCAGCGGCGATCTATAAATTGGAATATCCTGCGTCTTAATTGTCGCTGCGGTTGCACCAGTATCATCAATCGGATACGAATCAACGACAAAGAAAGTACCGTCTGCAGAAGCACCATCGTGGGTGAAGAAATCTAATTTGATAACCAATTTCTTATTCGTAAGTGACGGTGCGCTAGGTTTCTTGATGATCTTGGCATTGCGATATTCATTATCACGTTGACCATTATCGAGAGTAAACGAAGAAGCAATATCTACACCAGCAGCAACTACTGCAGAATCAGTATCAGTGTTGGCACCAATAAAGATATTTTTAATTTGATAAACATCTGACAGACCAAGTGAATACGTACCAGTATTTGTTGCTGGGTGAGTATTCGTATTGATGATTGCATAACGATCTTCACGAAGAACCTTCAGAACAGGTTGTGCATTTGCTGTTTGAACGTTCACATACAATTTTATGGTTTTTGGTGCAGAAGTAACATTGCCTGTTAGGTCGATCGAAATAGATTGGGCAGAGTTCTTTGTGAATGCTGCGCCAGAAAGATCAATAACCGAACCGATCGGTCTTGCAACTGAGTTTATTGTTGCTGCTTCCTTCAAGACCATCGTGAAGTTGTTCTTAATGATCGTTGCAGTAAACGAATCATACGGGAATGTTTCATCACCAGACAATGTAATGGTAACGCCACCAGTTGCAGAAAGTTCTCCATCGAATTCTTTGGTATAGATAAATGAGTTATCGTAAACTGCACTGGGAGCAATCGTTTTCGTTGCTCGAGCAGGAATTCTATATAGAGATTTGTTGAAACTTGTTTCTTGTAGAACTGCATTACCATCTGTCAAAACTACATCGGCATGACCATCGGCAGTATCATTATAGTAGATACCACGAACATCCTTAAAATCTCCGCTTGACATTGCAATGTCATAGAGATATAAACGATATTCTGCCGCAGCAGTTCCAACTGTACCCGATTCATATACGATCTGTTTTATGCGAGCAGTACCGACTTCGGATCCCGCTGCAGCAGTAGCAGAAAATGTTGTTGCAGTAATTGCTCCTGCTGCTGTACTGCGAAGACTGACCTTATCGCCAGTGTTTAAATCCCACATCCCGCAGAATTCATCTACGAGAATATAGTTACCATACGCAGTGCTAATCGGTATTTCTTGTTGATTTACTGTTGTAAGTCCCTTTGGAACAACAACGTATTCTGTTTGGAATGTTTCATGCTCGTACCCACGAACATATGCTTTACCTGCTTCAAGACCGATAGCAAGAAGATCTTTGCTGCCACCACGTTCTGGATCGACAGTGTTTAGTGTTCGTAAACCATTGTTATCGTCAACATTAAGATGCTCTTTAATCAGAACAGGAAATTGTCTTACTGCATAGTTACCTGACTCATCATATGTGCGTCTGGCCATGTTCTTGCCGAGTTCGCCATAGATATTTGCAGTGTAAATTCTTTGGACTTCTCCACTTATGATTTCAACCAATTGGTTAAACGTGGGAGGAATTGTGTCAGTTGATTCATATGCAACAAGAGTAGTCGTAACTTGGTATCTGTCGGCACCAGGAGCAGCATAGTTGAAAGATCCTTGCGCAGGATCTAGTAAAGTTTGATCATCTTCAGCAGAAACTGTATCTTCTACGATCTGAAATCCAACCTTTACAGATGGTAGGTTGGAATACTTGGAAAGTATGATTGTTTGTGTTTCATGATTGACGAATTTACCATCAATATACACAATACCATCATCAACAGTCAACGCAGAAGCAAGACCCCAATAACTGTTAGTTGGTTCTGCATCATCATATGTGGTATCAACAACAAATGTATCACCGTTTCTGCCTGCAGTGGTGGAAGTTACAGTAAGAGTTTCACCTCCTGTAAAGTGAACCGCAGTCGTGGATCCATCACCGCTTGTATAACGAAGATATAGTGTTTTCAAATCAGGAGATTCTGCTTGAGTACCAGTTGCTGCATCAAGAATTACTGCGGTGATTCCTGATGTTGCACCAGTTACCGTATCACCAACATAATCTACTAGTGTGTCATTATCTACTCCAGCATCAAGGATCTTAACGAATGCTCTCTGAGAATCCAGTTTGAATTCACAACCTTGGACGACTGAACCATTTTTGAAAATATGGTTTCCGAATTTACCAATTTGAGATTGCAACAGAGTTTGTAGTTGCGTAAGTTCGCGTGCCTGTACTGCATATCCAGGACGGAACAAAACTCGATTGAAATTTTTTGCATCGTCAAAGTCATCATAGTATGGAGATACATTTAAATTCAGTGCCATATTTTATGTTCTCTCTTAAAATTTTAGAATTGCTCTAATTTTCTCTACCTGATCTTCTTGACGAACGATGAATTCTCTGTTATCCAGATATATAATTTCACCTGTTTTGTTGTCGATTTCAGGTTCTACCACACTATTTATAGTCAATCCAGTCAAGGATTGCGTGGTATTAGCGAGTATACTAGAAGATGTTATTATTGGAATTATAGGAAGAAGGTATATACTTTCTAATGATCCATTGTTATTAGCATCAACTTTTTGGACAACAATAAATTTACCGCCACTGTCAGTTGTAATCACGTCATCCAAGGCATAACTAGCGGGAGATGAAGTGTTAATAATGTAACAGCAGGTTCCCGTAGAATCTTGAAAATTATTATTAGTATCAAAAATTAATGGATTTTTCACCAATCCGATTTGTCGGAAATCATTATTCAGGAACAGATCAGCAGTGTCATTTGTTAAATTGACAGAGAATCCAACATTAGTTGCAAACAGTTCTTTTTGCGCATTCGCACCATGACCTGCTCTTGGTGAAATAACTGCAATTAAACTGGCGCCAGTACCTTCTGCGCCATCAATGGTAATGTCAGCAAAGGTATAACCAGTACCACGATTTGTTATGGTAATTGAAAGAATTGCTCCATCATCTGGATCAATTTCTAGTGTTGCTTCTGCACCAGAACCATCACCAATGATTGAAAGGGTGGCGTCGCCTTCTACGTAATCGATACCGCCAGAAAGAATTTCTATGCGATCAATTGTTCCTGGAACAGCAGCATTCTCGACGTTTTGTTGTGCTGTACCAGACTCAGTAGCGCCCAATGTAACGGAAGCCGCAGCGCCAGAACCACCACCGCCTGAAAATGTAATATACGCAAAACTATAACCTTCGCCTGAATTTGATATCGTTATAGCAGTAACCAGACCAGCACTAACAGTAGCAGTTGCAACTGCACCAGTACCATCACCATTTATGATAACGGTTGGTGCAGTTTCATATGAAGAACCAGCATTAGTAATAGTAATAGTATCAATTTGTCCATTAACATCAAATGCAGGATCACCAGAACCTGCAATCTTTCTCACAGGGATATATTCTGGCGTAAGAAACTTTGTCTTATCTGATGCTTCAACCTTAAACATAAACTTCCAAATATATCCATCTGCTGTTTCAATTGCAGAAGTGGAAGTTCCTGTGGGTTTGGTAGTGCTTTGTGCATTACTATTATTGAAGATACATTTATAGACGTGATCATCATCAGTCAGTACATAAAATTCTGCATCTTTGAGCGATGCAGCACCACTGTTTGCAGTATATACTTCATCATCAGGATCTAGTTCGCCGTACTTATCATCATACTGATCATATACAGTTCCAGATGCCCAATTAATTCTAGGAATCATAAGAACTGTGTCGCTTGATTGGATACGTTTAACGAACAGCATGTTTCTACTTGACGTGCTCGCATAACGCACAGAATCCACTGGATCTTCAGGTGATTCTTCATCACCCCACTCAGTTGTTCTGCC